CACGTAAAGCTTTGATTTTTGCCTGAGCAATCGGGTCAAGATTTCTTTTAGCTTCGATATTAATTGCTTCAACTAGCTTTGATAAAGTTGCTTGATTCTCGCCAAACATTTTTACCAAAGCTTCAGCATCATCTTTTTCCTGATTCTCGTGCTTTTTAAAGTCCGTATCTTTTTGAAGTTCTTTTGACATTTTTTTTATGCTTATCTTCTAGAAATTTCTTTTCATGCTGAATCGGGTCAGTCATCTTCAGGTGCATAGCAGCTATCTCTTTATTTAATTGCTGCTGTGTACTGTTATATTGGTCAGCCATAATTATTCAGCAGAAACTGGTTCTTCCACATTTTGTGGCACTGACATATCTGATTTAGGTTTGCCTAGTGGTGAATCTGAACTTTGTTTTGGCGCACCAGCCTGTAGTGCTTCAGTTGAAACAGCTGGTGGTACTGCAATTCCCTTGGCTGCATAAATCATATCCAGTAAGTAAGCTGCTCGAATTGGGTCTTGCTCGAATTGAATCAGTTCTGAGATAGTCTGTACTTCTTCAGTTAGATAGTTTTCACCAGTGATGGTTGTTCTCAATCTTGGTAAGACCGATTTCCAAATATCTTTAATATTTGCAATCAATGCTTCAGTCTGCTGGAACTCAACAAATTTAGTCTCTTTAATAAACTGAGCCATTGCATTGTCATGTGGTCCAATCTTGACTAGGTTGCTGATATACCAAGTATCAACTGCCATGCGCCGGAAACGGTCAATAAACATCGGGTCACCAGTCACACGAATAATATCTTTAGTTTTCATGCTACTTACAAGTTCCGGCAAGATAAATTTATCGAACACTTGACGATATGCCAGGGTCAACTTTTGACGTAAGAATACATATAACTTGTTAGCGTTTACATCAATAGTTGCCACCGCCCGGAACGCTGTTTGCGCTGGCATGTTTTTACCTTGTACCACCTCATACGAGTTGGCAACATCATTCCATTGCTGAAGAATCTCGTTACGGTCACGAATCAGTTGGTCAAAACCTTGTAAGCGCACTTCAATCTGTCTAATATCTTTTGACTTAATGAGCGAGCCATTCTTCAGTTGAGTACGTAGGTTCTGCAATGTCTGTTGGTCTGAGTGACTAAACAGAATCTTTGATGCCCAATCAAGACCACGAGCAATCTGATTTGAAATATCGTTGTATCGAATTTGGTAGTCAAAGCCAAGCTCATACAAACCTTCACGCCACCACTTACCGTTATACTTACCCCGGTGAGCTTCAATAAAGTAGTCAGACATTTTACCATCCATCTTTTCAGCAAACAGAATGTGGCGATTAGCAGTCTTTCCTTTCTTTAAACCAGCACCAACAACCCGGCACAAGATGTATTTGTTTTCATCACCACCCTGTTTGCCTTGTGCTTCAAATAATTGACGCTCAGTAATTTCACCAGTACGCCGGTATAGCTCATACATCTTTTTGCTTCGAACCTCACCTACCCCTTTCTCAGTAGCAGAAAAGAATGTGTTTCCACAATCTTCAATAACAGCATCAACGTTATCATATGTACCATCCATCGCTCGCAAGTCTGACTGGCTCATGTAAAACCGTTCAATGATATCTGTATCATCAACAGTTCGTGCGGTCTGATTAATGATAAACGTATTTGGCATGTCACAAGGCTCATAGCCATCACCAGTTTTTCTGAAAAGAATATTTCCATCAGAAGAATAATCTTCAACTGACTGGTTCAATTCCTCAGCTGAACCGTTTTCCCACATATACTCATCAGTTGCTAAATTGACCACATAGACAGCTGCAAAATCCTGAATTGGTGCGGTAGAGAAAACCAGAAAGTGCTTAGTATCAAAATCTAAATTCTTTATTTCACCATTAACTGCTGGATAAATAATATCAAACCAGTGTTCGTAGTCACCATCTTCAGTAATTTTACCAGTTGGATAGTCACGGTTCTTAAACATTAAAATGCGCTTCTTCAGTTTGTATTCTGAGTATGCAATGCTCTCATTGATATGAGTAACACCGTAGATATACTCTTGAATTTCACTAGTGATGGTATCAAGTACGTTCATGCCAAAATTATACCATACGAATTTTAAAGTCCATGACGTTGTGAAGCATTATTGACAAAGTTGGTATGAGCCACGTGTTGTTCAGCCAAAATACGTTCTTCTTGCTCAGGGTTCACACCATCAATAACTGAAACCGCTGCATAGCGCACCGCATCCATTGGGTCACTAAAAGCGTGATTTGGTATACCTAGTGATTCACCGTCTTTGTTTTCCTTCCATGAGTAGTTCTCATAAGCGGTCCAGGTGTTATGGCTACGCCGGGTTACTTTAATCTTAATGCCACTGACTACACTGATTCCATAATCAACTGAGCCTTCACCTTTTTCTACCTGAGTAATATTTACCCCTTCATCACGCAACGCTTCAATCAAGCGATTCTCATTGGTATCACTAAAGAATGGCGCTTTCTCTTTCTGGTTCAACAGCACCTGAGCAATGTATTCAGTTTTCAACTCAGTGCCATGCAACACTTCATCAACAATGTAGTAGCCATCATAATAGTACAAATTAATAGCAACCAAAGGGTCAGGAAACCAGCCAAGGTCCATACCACCGGCCAACAACTTTGCACCAAACGGTAATTCATCAATGATTTCCCAGCCAGAATAGATACGACCTCGCACAGTATCGGGACATAGACCTTCTATCATATGCCAGTAGTAATCAGGTTTTGTGTTTTTGTACCGTAAATACTTTTGAATAGTAAAGGCATCAAGATTGTTTTCATTGGACCTCAAGTTGAAGTATAGAAATTCTGTATATGGTGAGACTTCAGGCTTCAGTACAGGCCGGGTGAATCCTGGTACTTCAGTTGGTTCAAGATTAAAGAATTCTTTGATTATCCAGTGATTCTTTGGTGGTGTGTTCAAACACATTACTACAGTGATATCACCTTTCACGGTTCGTAATGAGTTATCCAGCTGCATGAACTCAGCTTCACCAATTTCTTCAGCTTCTTCAATGATGATGGTGTTGTAACTAGCAAGCGACTTCAACTTAGCAGAACGGTCACCAGAAGATGCTTTGAATCCTAGTGCATTAATACTATTCACTTGGTCAGTGCCATCTGGCTTCTTCATGGCATAACGCATCTTCATTTCATTGTCACCAATTCTTATGTTTTCTGAAATACCTTGTTCTTCAACCCGGTCAACAATTTCTTGCCAAATTGATGAGCGAATATCACCCTGGACCAAACGCATAATTGCACAACGAAAATAGTCTGGAGAAATTAGTTTAGACAAAACATATTGACTCGCAACGAATGAGCGCCCAGCACCACGGCCACCCATCATAATTACGTACCGTACCCCGGCACGTTTAATAAACAATGGTTTCCAGCAGTCATTGACTTGCTGATTTACCATAATGCCCTTTTTAGCTATCGACATCAGAAGTTAGTTGGTTATCGCTTTGAGATGAGAATGTAATAGCATTTCCGGCTATTGGCATCTGATTACCTTCAGTATCTTCAGTGACATGGATATTTTTATCACCATACTTTTTGAGCATCTTAGACAGTTTCCACTTACGTACATCAGCACGCAATCGTGAGCGCTGGATATGTTCAGCATTGACTGTCTCAAAAGTAGAACCATCAGGCCGTTCACGCTCCATGTAATCGTTCTCACCATCATCTGCAATCTCAGTCAGCTCATCAAACATATTCTCAGCTCTGACCTCGTTGGCTAATTCATATTGGTCTGAAAAGTTTTTTAAGTCAGTACCTTTTTCACAAACTACACCACGAATTAACCATAAGTGAATACTTGAACGTGTAGGCATTTTTTCATCACGACATATCTGGCGTAAGCTTTCACCTTCACACATTCTGGTAAAGATAGTTGTGCCTAACTTAACCGTAAACTTTGTTGGCCTACCCATTTTCTTTTTGGCTGGCGCTGCCTTCTTCTTAGTGACAGCGCCGTTTTTCTTTGCTGTTTTCATATGCAAAAATTATACCACACGAATATCACTGGTCACCAAGTCTTGCTTAGAATACAGCCAAGACAAGAAGTGACCGTACTGACACTTCTGACACTGACACTAGTTTTAAACTCTCCCATATATATACACATATATACATATTATATATATATATATATATATATAATAAAAAAGTGTCAGAGTGTCAGTTAGTGTCAGACCATGGCTAATTTAAAGGTTAATTTTGACTGACACTAGAAAAATTAGTGTCAGTTTTAGTGTCAGTTTTTTAACATTACAACACAAAATAAAAGATTGTCATTTTGACAATCTCTAAATCTGTTTTATGCTGTTTTTTAGACCCCTTTTTGACGGATAGTGTCAGTCCTAAAAATGACTACTTTTTTCACGAATTAGACCAACAGAATTGAACTCAAAAGCATCTTTCAAACCAAGTCCATGCCACTCTTTAAATCCGTTACTATCTTTGTTACTGTAAATTTTATCGAACTTAGAAAGTCCATGATGTTTCAATGCCATACCAAATCTTTGTGGTGTGAGTGAATCACTGTATCTGTCAGTAGCAAAATCCTGGTAAGCTGCGAGCAGCACTTTTGAAGATATAGTTCTTGCATGTTCGTCAAACACAAAATGGTAGTCCAAAAACTCAGACATTGTATTACTGCTGGTTTTGTATTCCTCAATCATTTCTGCATGTCCTTCAACTGTCACAAAGTCTTTCATCTTTCGCAAATCAGCTAGACCTTTAAGCATACGATTTAAAATACCGCTAGCTTCAGCGTTCAAAATATTACGAATGTCATGGTTGACGGTCATACTGTCATAGAATGAGTATTCTAAATGAATAAGTAGCATTCGCCGATAGATACCCATTTCAGCTGACCGTGGTAACGTGTTTGCAGTCAAGACGCACTTCAGCTGGTTACCAGGATAGACAAACCCACTAATTCCTTTACGTTCCACTTCAATATTCTGACCAGTCACTAGATTAATCAGTGAGTTACTCATGTTAGACCGGGTGACTTCAACTTCATCAAACCAGCAAAGTTGTTTACCTACTAGTGATACCCCACCAAACCGGGCAAACGAATCAGTTGAAATCTTATTCAAGCTAGACTGCACCGCACAATCACCTAAGACATCGGACCAGCAATCGAGTAAAGTGGATTTTCCACTACCCGGCTTACCAATCAGCACTAGCATTTTCTGGTAAGTGATATCAGGTGTCAGCAGTAGACCTGAAAACTGGTCAATTGCTCGCACCTGGTCAGGTTTCAGTTGCATTTGTGTATCTAAAAAGTGGTCATAGTTTTTACAGTTAGCATTCTTTTTATATGATACGGCACTAGAGCGTTTACTCAATCTGTCTGGTGTGTGCTTTTGGAACTTCAGTGTATCTACATTCACCCAACCATTCTTGGCATGAAACCAATCATCTTGACAATCAAAATCATCATAGTCTGAACCACGATTTAAAAACATGGCTCGATATTTAGACAAGATGTTCTTCACTACAACTTCACTAGCAGTATCATCCAAACCGTCATCAACCATCATTTTGATGACCAAACCACGCACGGTTATAAAATTGATTTCGTCATACACACCAGTGTCTTGATTGTATAACCAGTACGTTTTGTCTTCACCAATTTCGAACCGTAGGTATGGGTAGATGTCTGCTACATACTTATGAAAGTGTAATTTGTGTTGGTTTTTAAGGATTTTTAAGAGCTTCACCCAATCCTTATCACTGTAGTCAGCTTCTTCAAGATGTGTTAAATAGGCGGTTCTTTCAGGGGTATAATCAATGTCTGCTATAGTTTCTATACCGTCAGCCAGCAATTCCTCATTGAGCTTTTGTAAATCTGATTGTTTTTTTGTAGACATAATTTTATTAGCTCGTTTATTGTAGCACACCGCTGTTTTCAACAACTGGGGATAACCAGAACATTTTGTTCTGGTATACTATAGCTAAGGTTATTCAATAAGAAAAAAATATGAGCTTAAAAAAACTGATTCCTGCAATGCTCGTAGTCTTTGCAGCTATAACTACAATCGCATTCTGCTTTTACCTATTGGTAATATCCATTCTAACACTAGTCACTTGGTCCAACGCTTTTAGTTGGGATTTAATTATCGCTTTATTGCACATTTCAGTAGTAACTGGAATCGTAGGTGGTTCAGTCATGATTGCTTTTGACTGGGATGGATTTAAAAATGCCAATCGTTAGTATGCTGGAATTTCTAAGAAAAGAGCGCAACGAAACTATTTGGTTTTACCACAAGTATAAAGAATACAACGGTTCGCAGATTGCTGAAATGATGAATCTTGCTCGCAGCAACGTACACACCATTATAAAAAGTATGCCTGAGAACTGGGAAAGTTCCTGGGTTAAAAAGAAAGAATAGTATGCAATCAATCCAAACCCCTAACTTTACAACCGCTGAATTAGTTCGTGACCGATTACAAGAACGGCTGGAACTGACCGCTAGAAAAATGGCGCAAGCTGGTTGTGCCAACGCTTTAATAGTTGTGACCGATGCCACTATCAATGAGCAAGCCAAGTCAGTTCATCCTGGTGACATTCAGTACAGCAAAGACCATTGCCCCAACGATAGACGTACCGGCTCAAAATATTGTCAGACTTGTTCAGATAGACACAATGCAATACCTACAAATAACTAAAAAGAAAGGCATCTATTACGATGCGGAATTCCAACCAGAAAAGATT